TAGTGATACTTTGTGTGTTAAAAATTTTTACTAGTAGCGGTAAAAAATTTTTACTAGTGTAGTTAAAATTTTTAACTAGCAGTGGTAAAGAATTTTTACTAGTTTGGCCATAAATTTCAGGTAGTAAAAAATTTTTACTAGGGAATTTAAGCACTAAACCAACGCTAGTATCGTTACCTAATTTGAATGTATTTCCATGAATTGTGCTTGGTTGTTCCACGACTAAACCAACTTTAATTAATTCATTAAGGCATTTAACAACTGTCGGTCTACTCTTCCCTGTAATCTCTTCAAATTGAGTTAAAGAGATGGAATCCATCTCCTTATTCCAGCCACGAGTTTTACGGCAAATAACTAAATAAATTTTGCATGCAGCATCAGAGATTTTATTTAAAACCTCGTCAACAAATGCATTAGGCACTTGAAAGGAATTAGGCACAAAATTACTCATGTACACCGACCTTAGGCTTTACATACCCACCAAATTTTTGAACCAAGTCAGCATTAGCCAAACTATTAACGATCTGCCCTGCTAACCACTGATTAATGCGAAAACGCTGTGCCATAGTTTCTGAAAATTCTTCACGCGTTATTGCAGCATTATTTTCGTCATAACCTTTGGCTCTTAGATTTTTACGGTTACGATCATGTAGCTCATTGAGAATCACTAACGCTGGATCAAAGAAGGACTGAATTTCCTGAGTCTGTTTGTACTCAGGTTTATACTTAAATTGACTATTCATGACACCTCCGCTAATGCTTGCTCAGCGCTTGTTAGTCGGCGTTTGGCGTTAAGTTCAGCAACTGTTGCTGTGCGGATTTCTTTTGAAGAAACTAGAATCAAATGATTCTCTGATTTGATGGTCCATAAACTAGTCAAAGTTTTGTTTTTAACTTCAAACAAATCATTTGATTTGAAAGTACGGCACTCTTTAGTAAGCACTACAACGTCACCTATTAAAAAATCTGGTGAGTTGAGTTCGATTGGTTGTTCTGATAAATTGTTTGTGTTCATTTGATCCACCTCAATTGAATGCCTAACCACTCCTGTTCGCGCAGGTAGTGGTTTTTTAATATCCAAGCTTTTCTTTTTGACCACTGATTTCGTCATGAAATAAGTCATCCACCGTTTCTATACGGTTCATCCAGCTTTTAGACATAACTAAAAGTGCAGCAACACGTTCTTTATCAATGCTCTGATAATCTTTAGGAACGACTTTTAAACCAAGTAAACTCAATAGCTCGCAAAATATTTCAATTTCATTCAAGCCATTGTTTTTCTTATCCGTTTTAAGCCGAGTAATAGTGCTTGGATCAACTTTTAATTGTTCAGCAATCTCTTTTTGATTGCTCATATCAAGACCATGCAATATGCGGGATACGCCATTTCTGGCGCTTGCAGATATATCAACTGATAATTTGCTCATGGTTAGGTCCTAAGCATTTGAAGTAGTTCGTTTGATTGGTTCTTTGCCATTTGCCAAATCTCTGATTTGGTATTCGCGAGCTAAAGGAATCTTTTCATTTGGCCACTGGTAAACAGCAGGTGGCTCAATTCCTAATAACTTTGCTAAGCCAACACCATTGACACCAAGCAACTCATAAGCTTCCTGTTTGGTCATTTGTGCAACCTCAAAAATAAGATTTCTTAGTATTAAAACAAAGATAACTTATTTTTGCAAGATGTAAGATAACTTATATGAAGAATCTAGAAACTATGGGTCAGCGTATTCGCGCCTTACGAAGAGAAAAGAAATTAACCCAAGGCGAGTTGGCAAAAATCGCCGGAGTTAGTGCGCCCAATGTCACTGGTTGGGAGAAAGATGCTTATGCTCCTAAAGCAGACCCATTAAGCAAAATGGCCGCTTATTTCGGAGTGTCGACTTCATATATAACTAATGGAGATGAAAGCGGCCCTAAGTTGGATAGCACTGTTACACAATTGAAAGTTCTGGATATCGAAGCTTTTAAGAAAAAATACAATATTCCCGATAGCGAAGATGCTGTTAAATTTCTTGAAACACCTGTTAAATCATTCCCCACCCAAAAAAGATATGTTCCTGTTAAGGCTTACTCCAAGATGGGCATGGATGGCTATTTCACAGATATGGGTTATGAAGGCAATGCTGGAGATGGGTATGTTCCAACTCACTCAGCAGGACCAAGAGCCTATGGCATTAAAGGCACTGGCGACTCAATGTTTCCAGCAATTCGTAATGGCTGGTATGTTGTATGCGACCCTGATGCAGATCTTGTGCCAAATGAGTTTGTTCAGGTGTGCTTGAAGGATGGAAGATGCACAATTAAAGAATTTGTCGGCATCAATGGTGGGGTTTTAAGTTTGCTTTCTGTGAATGGTGGTGAGCGATTTTTCTTTGAAATGGACGAGGTTGAAAGTATTACCGCTATTACAGATATCGTGCCGCCAAGTCAGCACAGACAAGAACATCCTTATTCGCATTGATTATAGAAAGCTTTACAAATGAAAAGGAATTCAGGGGATGCAAAAAATTGAAATTAATTCCCGTAATATCAGCCACGTTCTTTATCAACACTTCTTATTAACAGTAGTACTTAGGACAGGTGAAAGGTTTATTTACAGACTTCTTGAAGCAACTACATTCAAAGAGTTCATTGATTCAGAAGATAAAGATAAATTTTATAGAAGTCATATTGAGGCTAATAAGGAATTTAAACGGATCCAGCTTTTTGTGTAATTGAGACCGTGACCCAACGCGGTACTTTAAAACACCATTAGGGAAATAAACTGTGCTACTAGACAGACATTTACAACTTGAACTCATGAATAAAATGGCTTCAACATACCCATTAGCTTACGACTTCTCATGTGAAATTAAGAATCTAGATGAGTATGAATGCAGTAAGATTTATGCCAATTTATTTTACTTACAGTCTCATGGACTCCTTCACCCAGACAGTATTGATTTAACTATGGGTTTTGGTGGAAATCAAAACCATTTATTCACACTTCATCATCCTCGCCTAACCGAGAAGGGAGCTGATTTTCTAGCTGATGATGGCGGCTTATCTGCAATTCTTGGAGTTGTAACTGTTAAGTTTGAAGCTGTTCAACTGAAAGCTATTCTTGAATCTAAAATTATGGCAGCCGACTTACCGCCTGCTGATAAGCGCAAATTGATTGATGGGCTTCGATCGCTTTCTGGCGAGAGTATAAAACACCTGACAACGAAAATTGTGGATTTGGGCTGGGATAATCTAGGGACACTAATTCGGATAATTCAAAGCAGCCTGGCTTAGCAATTTGCTTAAACTTTAGGAAACCAATTGGCTTAGTGTAATCACCAACTGGCACATAAAACTCATCACCATCAAATGGAAAATTTTCAAAGTAAATTTGAGTTGAGTTTTGGAAAAGTCTGTTTTCTATAATTACTATATTTTCTAATTTCATAAACTTACCTATCGTGACCCGACACGATCCTTTAAAAACATATCGGGAGGAGTATTTCACGTGAGTAAAATTGTAAATATTAATTCTGAACTAATTAATTTCTATATTGTCTTAAACGATCATGCTCTTGAAATTGATCTTAAAAACAGTGATAGGATCTGCTATACAATGATGGATAGGGATACGATAAATAAATTCATATCATCAACAGACAAAGACCAATTTTATCTTGATAACATTAAGTCAAATAGAAACTTCCGCTCAGAAATTACACTTAAGAAGCACGCTTAGGAGTTGGGTGGTGACCTGCTAGTTTTTCTAACTTTTCAATGGCATCTGAAAAGAACTCGCGTCTCCACTCTAAATCTAATTCACCAGCATATAGCGCTTCCAGCACAATCAGCTTTAGCTCGCCTTCTAAAATTATTGGAGATTCATCCCAAATATCTAGGCGTGCACAACAACTGTTTCTTTTATTCTTAGCGATCATAACAAACTCCATCCAACCCACCCCGTGTGGGTTTTCTTTTGTCTATTAAAGCATAAAAGTAAGCTTTCTTAAATTAAAATAAGATTTCTTATTGACAATAAAACTAAGTTTTCTTATATTTATCTCGTAGACATCAAAAAAGCACACCGCCCCTCCCCAGGTCCGATGTGCTTTTGCAAACTGCGAGATCAATTATGAACGTAAATGCAATTCCATTCAACCATATCAAGGTAACGGGTGTTACAGCAATTGCTGTACTTGTAGCCTTGGGTTCTTGTGAATACCGTACCGCTAATTCTAGCGTCCCTTCTAATTACTCATATGAAAGCAAACAAGTAGTTGCTTCTGAATATGAACTTTTAGGTATTAAGCAAACAGGTGAAAAAACTGGTGTAGCTGTTATCCGTATAGACGGCTTCAAACTATACGTAAGCTTTGATTTTGACGGGGTAGCAGATAACTACGGTGTAGCTGGATCTGACTTTACAGCGGCTGAAATTACTAACCTTGCTATTGAGTCAGTAACAGACTTAAGCGGCAAACCTTGGAATGATTTCACCAATCATGACGACCATAAAAACATAAATATTTTATTGGCTGGCTTTATCGACCGTAATAAATGGTTGGAGGCAGCTTAATGAAAGATTACAACTGCCCTACTTGCAAGAAGATGATTCCTGTTGACCGTTCAAAAATCAAAGCTGGTGATGAGGTTTCATTTTGCAGAGTAACCCAATCTTCTAAATCTGCTCATTTTTCTTCAAGAGAAGGAATTGTCGATTGCCGTGAAGGTGATGTGGTTTTAGTTAAATATCGAAAAGAAATTATTCCTTTAAATATTAAGGATGTTTCTCCAGTTGATGCTCCAAGCCCGCTTACCTATGCCTTTGTTGGTACATGTGAATGTAAGGAAGCTGAACATGTCTAATTTCAAAAAACATCCTGACGGCTACAAGTCATTTTTAGGCCGTGATGATAAGGGTCTCTACTCTGTTCGTATTGGCTGGCAAGTGTACGCATCTAATGCTAATGGCTCAGTTCTTTACAAAGTTAAAGACGGATTTAAGACGCCTTTAAATGTGTATAAGTTTCAAACCGACTATCCAAAAGTTTGGAATGAACTCACACAAGAAATCGACTTTCAACGCAGAAAGCAGCTCGCAATAAAACTGCGTGAAACAAACATCCCTACTTATGACCGCAAAGCTTATAAAACTAAGCGCGGCTTCACCGGCTCTAGATGAGGATAATAAAAATGGCTCTACCGATTATTACTGCTGACCAAACTTTATTGGTTCAAGCAATTATTGTGTACCTATACGCTGATCCGGGTTTAGGTAAATCATCAATGGGCTTTACTGCGGAAAAAGCAATTTCTTTTGACTTTGACCGTGGTGCTCACCGTACTGGTGAATTACGTCGTGGTGCGGTAGTACAGGTTCAACAATGGAGTGATGTTGCAAACCTTACTCCGCAGGACTTAGCACCATATAAAACCGTAGTCATTGATACCGTAGGTGCAATGCTTGAATGCATTAAAACCCATCTGTTACTTACGGCAAATAACCGTCAAAAAGATGGTTCTTTAAAGTTAAAGGCTCAAGGTTTAGCAAACCAAACGTTCAAGCAATACATCAACACTTTAATCAGTCTAGGCAAAGATGTTGTTTTCATTGCACACGCATCAGAAGATCAAAACGGTGATCAAATTATTTACCGACCAGATCTAGGTGGTAAAAACCGTAACGAGCTTTACCGTATCGCAGATGTCATGGGTTATCTAACAACTGTTACTACAGGTGAAGGTAAAAATGCCCGCGTTATTAATTTCAAACCTTCGCCTACACATCATGCGAAAAACTCAGGTGCTTTAGGCGGTGAAACCGGTGAAGTATGGGTACCAGATCTTAAAGCACATCCTACTTTCTTGGCTGACCTGATTACTCAAGCTAAAGATCACATTAACACCTTAACGCCTGCACAACTTGCAGCAGCTAAAGCCCAAGAAGAGCTAGAAAACTGGAAACAAAGCTGTGAGGAAGCTGAGCATGCAGGTGACCTTAATCAATTAACAGAGTCCCTTGATAAAGAACACATGTATTACCAGAACATGCGCCAAGCAATGTTAATGAGAGCTAAAGCATTGAATTGCACGTTTGATAAGCAACGTGGCACTTGGATTAGTCCACCAGAATTTAACGGTATCTCAGATCAACAAAGAGATGAACTCCAAAACTTTATTGCTGAACGTGGCCTCGATGTAAAAACAGTTTGTGAGCACTTCGGCATAGATGCCCTTATACAAATTGAAGCGGCAAAGCTAACAGCAGTTAAACAAGACATTGAAACTTTGGCTAAAACTGGGATGACAGCATGAATAATCTATTAACAGCATCTGAAGCATTTACAGCTCTTCAAAAAGGTAAAACTGTTCTCTGTCGTCCAGCTGGAGACATGTTGGACTTTGCCGATTTAGATCAATTCCCCGCTTCTGTGTTTGGTAAACCGGGTTTTGAATTTTGCATCAAAATCGAAACCACTGAGCTGGCTGGCATTACATTCACAAAGCCATTAACTATTGATGAGTATGAAGAAGGACAGGATGTTTTTGTAATTGCTACATATTCGCCTTCTATTTACGTCGTGAATTTTAAAACCACCGCATTAATTGAATCTATTAATAGTGGTTTTGTTCAGCGTGATGCCGAAAACGCCAAGCTTCAATTAAAAGCTTTTTCAAAAGCACTCGGTATTGAAATCAACAATGATTTAAGTGTTATTCGTCTTGGTGAGGAACCTAAAAAACAGAGAGGCAAAAAATCAAAAGCAGAAAAGCCTAGTGACGTTATTTCTGCAGAAACTCAGCCAACAATTGTTATTACCGAACAAACAAATGTCACCACATCTGAGGATCTGTTAGTTCCAGAAACTAACGAGCCGAAAGTTGATCCTGAATATCAAAAAAACCTTGATACCCTTCTGCAACGAGTTAGGGAGTCAAAAACACCTGATGAAGTTAATGCAGTTTATCGCTATACACGTACATGGTCTGACAAACAAATGGACCCATTGCTCAAAGCTACTCATAAGCGTTTAACAGAACTAGCGAATGAAAAACCTTTAGAGAGTGAACCGCCTTCTCTAATGGTTCAGATCCAAAATGCACCAGATCTTACTACCTTGGATGCACTTGAAATAGATGTGGCTGCACGAGATCCACAGATTCAACCGAAGCTTATGGGGTATGTGAGAAAACGCCGTTTTGAATTAGAGAATCCAGCAGGTTCTCAACCAGATGCTGAACCTGATTATTTACTGGAGGAACCCCTCTAATGTCGAAACAGATTACTCCAGAGTTTCTTTTCGAGCCAAAGCTGCTACCCCAGCAGCTTTTCGAAAAGTTCATTGTATTCAACGTAAATGCGGGATATCGCGGTAAAGGTACACCACACGGAGTAAACCTTATTAAAGGTAATAAAGCCACCCTTTCAGTAAGCAACGAAGGTGTGATGAACAAAGCAGCTCAAGAGCGATACAAGCTAATGCTTTTGAAATATTTCAAAGAAGGTCACTCTGCAATGGATGAGCTGGATCATGAAGTTAAACGTATTTATAGAATGGTGGCGTGAATGTTAAAAGATTTGAGAAATCTTTCTGAAAAAGAACAGCAAGAATATTTGGATCGTTTCATTATGGCTAATGAAGAGCAAAAATTCCCCCAAGAAGTTGTGGCGCTTTATTTAGATTGCTCACCATGGACATTAGCCAGAATGCGTTGTGATCAATCATCACTGCCTTTTTCGAAAATTGGAAGACGTGTTTCATATAAAAAGAAAGACGTTTTAAAGTATGAGCAAAGCAGGACTGTGCTTAATACAGCGCAACTTGCAACTGTATAAGGATTCAGTTAAGAAATAATTGTAGTTTCCATGATAAATATTGGGTGACAAATAATTAAAATTGCAAAAAGTTTTAGTTGACACTTTTCAAAATTTGCAATAAATTTTGATTACCCAAATCTCTTTAGGACTTAATTATGGATTTATCGAAGAATCCCCCTCCAAGCTATTATGATGCATCACTGAATGATGAAACATTAAGCTTTTTTGCTAACCATATGTTAGAAGTTTTTTCACAAACTACTCAAGATCTTAGTAGAAAAGATGATGATAATTACACTATCAGTTGTGCAATTTTTGGAAGATGCCGTAATAGGTTTGCTCGTGAAATTCGTAGTGGTAATGCCCCATCTCCAACATATTTAGAAGATTCTTCAAATAAATTCACCTTTAAAATTGGAAACACACCTGGTATCCGTTTTTTTAAAGAATCTGATCATTTAAAACCGAAAAGACCAAACTTTTTTAAGCAAAGTTACAATCTAGAATTATTTGAATCTGATTCAAAAGTTCCTGTTTTTTGGCGATTCATTTTGGTTCCAGCTAAAACTGATGACGAAGAAACATTTATCGCTTTTGTTGGTTTTAACCAGAAATTACAGCCGATTACAGCTTGGACATCTAATAAGACTTCTAGATTTATTTTTGATCCAGCGGCTATATTGCCAGAACCAGCAGAATTGAAACGCTATAATATTGATGATCTATTAGCTGATGATGATTTAGATGATGCAAGCGGAATCAAGTAAATCTTCAACAGCAAATAGGCAAAAGTTGATGAGAAAATGAATACTTATTTTAATGGTCTAGAATTGCGGCTCTTACGTCAATTTAATCATTTGTCTTTAGAGGACTTATCAATTCATGTTGGTAAGTCACGCCAATTCTTGCATAAAATTGAAATGAACCAAGTTGTTCCTACACCTGATTTAATTGATGTACTTAGCAACTTCTTCAATGTAAAAACGGATATTTTTTACAGTTCTCATCCGATTTTACAAGAAGAACAAATCAATTTTCGAAGCAACAAAACTGCCAAAATTTTTACAAAGCAATCAGTGATCGCTCAGGGTGAATATTTAAAAAGGTTAGTAGAATTTATAGAGGCAAATTTAAGGCTCCCTAAGTATTCAATACCTTCTGTTGAATCTGTAAAGAATTTTCAAGATATTGAAAATGCTGCGCTTCAATTTAGAAAATATTTTAATTTAGGGTTGGGACCTATTAGCGATATGACTCAATTGACTGAAATGCTTGGAATTTTTGTGACTACTTTTCCAAGTGTTTCAAGCGAAGTCGATGCTCTTTCTATTGCATCTAAAAGACCAATCTTTGTTAATAACGAAATTAGTAGTACTTGTCGCCAGCGTTTTAATTTAGCTCATGAATTAGGACATCTTGTACTACATGATGGTTGTGTTACAGGTGACACTCTCACTGAGTCGCAAGCGCATCGATTTGCTAGTGCTTTACTTATTCCACAAGAAATGATGATTTCTCATTTCCGTAATTGCTTTAATGGTAGATTTAATTGGAATAAATTAAGTGAGATGAAAACAAATTGGAAAATAAGTAAGGCAGCTTTGCTCTATAGAGCTAAATCTTTAGATCTTTTAAATGAAACAAGTTATCGTAGTGGCTTTATTCATTTGAAGCGTACTGGTGAGGCTATTTTAGAATCAGAAGATCATGAAATACCTAAAGAAGTTCCAACTTTACTAAATACATGTTTCAAAGCTTTAAGTAAAAAAGGAATTTCAGCAATTGATATAGCTAATGAATTAAATATATCTCTAGATCTATTAAATA